CTTGTCCTCGCAGCCACGCACGGGCGCGATCGGACTGAGCCTGGTTGACCTCCTCATCCGCGATTTCGCGGTAAGCCTCGGCAGCGCGATTGGTGTAATCGTCGAGCTCGTCTTTCTCGATGGCTTGCTGCTCAAGCTCGCTGGACTTGTCTAGCCAGCGCGACTTGATGCGGATAGCGCGTGATGATGCGTCGATTGCAGCCTCATCCTCGCGCCGCTTTTCGATTTCGCGATTGCGCTCGCCGACCAACTGGCCGACAGCGACCGCACCCCGAGCAACCGCCTCTGCCGTCTCCGCAGCCTGAGCGCCAACAGCCGCAAGCCCGCGCGTGCTAGGTGTAGCGATCCGCGGGACGACTTGCTGTCTGTAGAACTCAAGCCTTGCCATATATCACCTCGGGCCAATACGCCGCGGGGAAACCGTGGTCATTGTCGATGGGGCGCGCTTTGGCGTAGCCGCAGCCGGCGTCGTCGTTCGCGCTCTTGGCGCAGGGAGCGTGCCGCCCGCGCCGGTGTAACCGCCGAGTGCCGCAGATCCAGCCTGCAAAATGCCTTGCACCCATGATGGCCGCGCAGCGCGAGTGATGCGCGCCTCGGTCAGCAAGCTCTGCGCTTGCGTCTCGCCTTGATATGCCAGAGACAACGCATCGAGCTCCGCCGCGGTCGCGGCTTGCTTGTAGACATCGCCGAAGGATACGGACTCCAAAAGCCCAGATTGTGCGCCAGCCGCTCGCAGTTCGCCGAATTGGCGACGAGTCTCACGACCGAGCGCCTCTGCCTCAAGTCCAGCCTGACGCCGAGCCACGCCGGCCTCAACCTCAAGTTGCCGCGCTTGCGCGGCTCCGACCTGACGCTGCTGCCCGGTCGACATCAGAGACGATGTCGCAGATGCTGCCGCCGCTAGTGCCGCAATTGTGACTGGATCTGCCATTACCGAATCCTCGCGTACATCGCCATATCGTTTCCGTCTTGGCCGAATGCCCGCATCAATCCTTCAAACTCAAACCCCAGCATTCTCGCCCATCTGTGACCGGGCTCAAAGGCCGGATATACATACGCCTCGACGCGCCGAATCTCGCAGCGATCAAGGAACTTCAACACCTCGCGGTGCAGCGGCCTCATGCTCTTACCTGCGTCCCACGACAAAAGCGCCCACGCCGACGCTCTGCCTGTCCACAGGTTCACCACACCAGCGCAGCAGATGATCTTTCCATCCCTGCGCACCGTATAGCACGGCCCTGCCTCCACCAGCTCCTGCCCATATCCCGGTCGACCGACGAAGGCTGAGAGGTATTCCTGCGAGGGCTGCAGCCTCAGTTCATCGAGGTGCGCCGGGCGGAACTTTACGACCTCAATCAACCTGCCGTCTCCAGCTCGGGATACAGCGCCACCACGTTCAGCGGCAGCGGCTGATCCGCTACCACCCAGATTCTTCCGTCCGTCTCATAGCCGCCGGGGAACGGGAGAACATCGGTATCGCCCGTCACAGGCGGCGGCACCTCGTCCATCAAATCCGATCCGGTGCGGTAAATGATGTAGTCCAGATTCGTTGCGCTCGGCCCGATCTTGCCGCCGAGGCTGTTGTACAGCCGCAAGGCGAGCTTGTGGATGCGCTTGGTCTTGGCCTGTGCCGTGCCTATGGAGGCTCCTGCCTCGATTCTCTGCGTGGCTAGGGTCGAGGTATAAGGCAAGCCCACAATAGCCCGAGAAGCCGCCACAGGCAGCGTCACCTTGCCGTCTGTGACTAAGAGGCCCGTCACCTCAGCACCGTCTGCGAGCGCAGATACTGTTTCGCCTTCGAGGTGGTGCAGCCCGCGCAGCAAGGTCGCGGTCATGCGCCAAGTATTAAACAGCACATCGTTGTCAGAAAATGCCGCAATAATTGTGACAAAAATCTGCTCTTCGTTGAGGTAACTGGTAATGAGCGCACGCGAGCTGCGCCATTGGCCGAATGCCTCGTCGTAATACCGATAAACGATTTCGCGCCCGACGTCGCTCGCTACGAACACCGGATCGTTAATCACGATGTCGAAGCCGTCCTCGGTTTCCAAAATCTCATCCGCTTCCGTTGCAAGCTCCAGCGAGGACGTCACCGTAGCCGTGACGTTGGTACTGCCCACGGTGTCATAGCCAGAGCCAAGGAACAGGTCTGCCGGAATCAAATCGTTATATTCCAGCGAGTCGTCAAGATACACCGCGCCTTGAATGTCCTCGCCCTCTTCGAGCGCCTGCGCGAAATACTCTACCGTGCGGCGGGTGAACTCGACGTCGGCCTCGGTCACAAGCCGGTCGTCGCCCTCTGTGATGAGATCGTCGCCCGCCTCAGTCGCCAGCTCATACGCCACATCGCCCTCGACCGTGCGCGACACCACAAGCCAAACGTCATCGACGTCGCCAGCCGGGCCGGGGATAACCTGCACCGCCTCTACCTTGACGTTGCGGCCACCGATCGGGTGCTGGTGCCAGCCGTAGATATTCTGCTCACGGTCGTAGGTCAGGCCGATAAGACGACCATCGCCGAGCACACACCAGATGATGTCGTCCGGCTCTTTCTGGAACTCGATGTCGATGATTCCCGACTTGGTGATCTCGGGATAGAGCGCGTTCATGTCGCGGGGAACCCACGCATCCGCTTGGATGTCAAAGCGCAGCTCGATGATCCGTCGACCGCCGACGCGGGCAAACAGTACAGCGTCCTCGACAAGGATCGGCTCAAGCTCCATCGAGCCCTCTGCCGACTGCAAGTCAAACTTGACGTTCTCTGGCCCGAGCGCCGCAGTCGTAATGTTCTCGCGGATCGCAATCTCAGCGCCCGCAGTACCAACGATCAGCGCGTTGCCGGGGCGCATCCAGCGCACCTTGTCGACGTTGCCGACCGCGAGCGTCAGATTGATTGCATTGTCAGCAAGGATCTCGCCCATCGTGTCGACCGCTTGCGAGCTGTAGTCGCCGGCCACCGATGCGTACACATTCTGACCGCCAGCCCACCACAGGCGATCGCGCCAGAAGGTGACTTTGTACGGGAACGAAGCACCCATGCCCGTACCCCACGCGCCCACGCGATAGGCGCAAGGCGTCGACGACAGCAGTTCGGTCGGCGCAACACCCGGCCCGATAACGTCTGCCGTGACCACCGTTCCGCTCGTCACCGCCGTGATCTTGAGAATCACATAGCCGGGGTGCAGGAACTTCCAGAGAACGCCAGCGGTACCGTCATAGTCCTCGCCTTCTTCGTGGATCGGGCGCACCGCGCCGGTCGTTGCCGAGTTGACCGCCTCGTAAAACTTGCCCGCGCTCTTGCGGATATTGCCGGCGGTGGTTGCCTTGCCGGTTTCCCATTGTGTTGTCGTGATGTTGATCGGCTGCAAACGCAGCAGCATCCCAGCAGAATTGTTATCAAAAACCGTGCTGCCCGCGGTCACCGTTACCGATCCGGTCGTTGCCGAGAGCGAGAAGTTGACCTTCGTTACCGGCTCCGCTTGGAACGGCCCATCTGTCGGTGCGTACTCGGCGAAGGCCCAGCTTGTTTGCCCGCTGCGCGTCAGCGTGCGCGGCGCATAGCCCTCGCAGCCGACATAGAGCACATCGCCCGACTGAGTGATTGAGAGCGCAGAGGTTCCCTCCGCGGTAAACAAATCCTCAACCGTGTACGGGGATGCGATCGTGTAGACGCGCTGGATGTCGCCGTTGCCGGCATAAGTGCCGTATCCGGTCGTGTTGATCGGTTGGTCGTTGATGTCGTAGAGCTCGAACGTCTTAGCGCCAGCGTTGAGATTCGTGACCTTGACGTATCGGCCATTGATGTCCGGCATGCCAAGAACGTCTTTGACATACATCCAGTCGCCGTTCGACGGGTCTGTGCCGACATAGGTCAACACGCCGGGGCTGGCATTCGTGACGTTGCTGACGTCAAGACCAGTCTCCAGCACTACGCCGCGGTCGGTGTAGAAACGACAGTACTGGTCACCGAACTCGATGACATACGCCTGATCGAAGGCAAACTCGAACTTTTGCAGCCACACCCGTTTGTCGGGATAGCGCGCCTGCAAGACGTACTTTGTACCCGGCGATCGCTTGGCCGGCCCCTGCGCGGTCGGGATGAACCGCCGCATCCGGTGCATACTCGATGGATATTTATCGAAGTCCGTGCGGCCACTCATCATTGGCCCGACTTCACCACCGTTAAAATTGACGACGGCTGGATTGGCGTTTGGCATTTAGAGCCTCACAGTAATCCAAGTCGTATCCGCAATGGACTCCGGTGGATTCTCGATAGCGTTGGCACGGATGGCTTCCATCAGCGCCATGCGGTAATCGCGCAGCGCCGCATTCTTCTTGCCGTCAGACTGTGTGAGCGCCTCGGCGACGTTGTAAGCGATCGATGACGCGAAGGCTTCATCGAACGAGGTGTCGAACTTTGTGGGGTCAGTCACGCGCCCGAGATAGCGCAGATTCAGCGAGCCCGAGCTGCGGGTCAGGATCTTGCCGCCTTCGAGCACATATTCCTGCCCGCCGCTGCTAATCAGATCGGACAGGTCTGGCGCTGGATAGTAAGCATTGATCTGCAGGATGCGCAGACAGTCGGACGGTACGGGATATTGGTAGCTGTAGTCGAAAACTGGGGTATCAACTTCTGCTGCCAGAACCGCCCTTTTTACACAAAAGCGCCAGTTATAGGTTCGCTGCAGCTTGTCGCGCAGCATCGAGTAGACGGCAGAAACCTCTCGGGCCGGCTTGGTATTGTCCGAGAGGCTCGTAATCCTCAAGTCACCAATCTTGGTGAGCGCGAGGTTTGCGATTGCGACGTCACTAGCAGCCACGGGCGTCTCCCGCAGCTATTAAGCCGGCGGCCAAGTGTCCTGAAGGATCGCTTCCTTGATCGTGTCAAGGGCAAGCAAGACTTCCATCTTTTGCATGTTTGCATCGAGATCGACGCGCACTTCGACGTCGGTCGTGGCCGTAGAGGCCGCGCCTTCCGTCACGTTACGCACGCCCTGCTCGCCGCGGTCAATTCCGTAGAAACGGTCTGCCATGTTGGCTCTCCATCAAGAAAGGGGCGAGCCCTGTTACAGGCCCGCCCCGATTCATTACGCCGTGTAACGACCGA